GCCTCGTCTACTTTGTAAATACTTAACAGTGTCAAATTCCAATATTCCTCGCGTCATATTAGTTTGATTGTAAGAAGGTACAAAGCCATTGATCGATTGAGCTTCCTTATAGGCATTGACGATGCCACGTTTAAGGAAACCTGGGATAGTAAGTCCAAGTTTGAACTTATCTCCTTCAATGAAGAACTCTATTAATTGTTCGAAATACGGTGAGTGGTTACAATTTTCGAGTATCATTATCCATCTGAGAATCTCCATTTTCTCATTCCATTTTCTTGGGTCGTGGAACCTCTCTGGGTTCATCGCAGAATTCAGTGCTAAAATACTGGGATAACAACCTGCCACAACATCAGACTTCTTTACCTTAACGTCTTTAGTAAAGAATCTTTGCAGGTATATAATGCTCGTATTACTTATACGCTGTTTATCTGGGTTAGCTTCCTGTCCAAATAAAGCAGCTAGTTCAGTAATTACATCAGAAACGTTTTTACCAGTCCTTTTTAAACTAAAAGCGCCATCGTCACCTAAGCCTTGATCACCTTTAAGATCTACACCTAAATATTGAGCAATAGCAAATCTGACAGCTTGTGCAAATACAGATTCATTAAAATTAGTCCATCCGGAACCGCTGGCTAAACCATGAACACCAGTCACTATTTTATCAATTCCTATAATAACATTTATCTTATTAGTATGAAACAACGAGTCTCTAAGTAAATCGTGGTATTTACTTTGAAATAATGGCGCAATTATGTCGTATACAAATTGCGTGAAGTCTAACCCGCGATGTTGGTCCATCTTGGTGTAGTCCATAGAAACTAATTGTTCTGTTTCGAAGAATCCCTGTGCATGAATCGCTTTTTCGACTTCCCCAAAACCTTCCCAAGCACTAAAGCTCAAAACATTTCGAGATCTAATTTTGTCCATCAGAGGCAGTAGAAAAGATTTCTCAACTAAATTGGTTGAGTAGGGAAACATAAATATAAATCTATCTTTCAATCTTTGTGATCGGGAACCCAAAATCGCCGGATATTCTCTCCATTTTCCGGTATGAGCATCTTTTAGCGCTCTTTGCTGAATCAAAGTATCGCTACGTTTACCATAACTAGGACAACCGGAATTAGTATTTAATTTGTCCTCTTCAGTGTCACGGTTGACAACGCTCTCATATGCTAATGGTCTCAAATCTCTTGTTTGACCAAATAAATGTTCTCTTACTTTAGCTATTAGGTATTCTCGTTGAGCTGGAGGAACAGTCATAGTGCCTGGCTTATAGTAATTTTCAAAACTATCCATCCTATCAGAAAGTGGGGGATAACCACCCTGTTCCCCGAATTTCTCAGCGCGACTTAAGTCGTACTCTACTAATTCAGGATACTTCGACTTCTCACGGGTTAGTATTTCTACCCAATTAGCTAATACTTCTTTAGCTGGTTTGTCACCGTAGAGCGGACCTCTAGGAGTTGGGGATCTACCAATGCGCAATGTTTCTAAACTATCGGAGACTACTGCTATTTTCTCTTCGTCAAGGATACTTAGCAAATATGTTTGCGTAAACTTCTCTATTTTCATAGATGTATAATTGAATTTAATAACCTCACATTATTT